GGTCAAGTTGTGGCACAAATACCGCAGGTTGCGCCAATAGCTGATGCAATTATGCAATCGGCTGGCTACCAGGCTCCAAATCCTGCCGGTATCGATCCAAACTATCCGCAACCGCAAGGTATGGCCGTGCCACAAGTCAATCAACCCACTAACACCGACCCGGTAATGCCGCCAGCCCCTGTTATGCCAGCAACACCTGGCATAGGTGAAATGGCTGGAATTGAAACACAAAGACCTGACGGGGTAAGAGTATGAACTAATTCAAGGAATTATTGATCAACGCGCCGTGTCGTGTAATGTCATATTTTTTGATCGTGTGTAACTAAACTGAAAGGAACTAAAGATGTCGCAATATATTAAAGATGATTTAGAGGGTGATGTGATCGCCGCTGAAGGTGAAGCCAATCCAGAGCCTGGAGAGCCTGAAGATCGTGGTGATAAGATTGATCCAGAACTCGCTGTTGAAAATCCCAAGGAGTTGGCAAAGGAAGAGATAGCACCAGCAGTTGTTGCGGATGAAAGTGATGCTAAACCTATGCCTAGCCATATTCCAAAAGCGCGCTTTGACGAGGTTAATCACAAAAAAATTGAACTTCAGGAAGCGCTTGCTGAAGCCAACCGCGTGATTGAGTCATTGCGTGCGCCAAAGGTTGATACGAAGGTTGAGCCAAACTTTGACGAAGATGCCAAAGAACAGGCCTATATTGATGCGTTTATGGAAGGCGATGTAGAAGCGGCGAAAGTAATCCGCCGGGAAATTAACGCTCACCAGCGTGAACAGATGTTAGCTGAAGTTGAAAGCCGCAACGCACAACGACAAGAGTTTAGCCTACAGCAACAGGCTGAGTCTGCATTACAGGCGGAAGCGGATCGCTCATTTGAAGCCTACCCATACCTGAATACCGAAGAGGGGGCGGAAGCCACGGAGTTGATTATCGCGCTGCGTGACAGCAAGATTGCAAAAGGCGTAGCTATGGACGTGGCGTTGCGTGAAGCGGTGGCGAAGATCGCGCCATTATTTTCACCCGAGGGCAATGGAAAAGTATTGCAATCTGGTGAGATTTCAAGTAGAAAAACAGATAGTAGAAGTGCGGCGGCAACGGCGCGGGGTGCGGCAGATTCAATGTTGCAGCCACCGTCGGTACAAGTCGGCACAGGAAACAGGGCGACAGCAGGGCGCGTAAACGTGGCAGAAATGTCAGAGGATCAGTTTGAAAACCTCTCTCCAGCAGAAAAGAAACGATTACGCGGCGATGCATAAGCCAAAATGATTCACCCCACCTAAACTGGTGATTTCGCCAAAGACAGGCGTTAAACGTCCGGCCTCTTGATAGCTGACAATATCATGAATTCTCGCATTGGCAGCGTATGCCTACAGCAGTTCTGTAACTACGCAATCAATTTAAGGAGAATATCATGGCTGGTGGATTAACTAATTTTTCGGGGTTGACCCCGCAACAAAAAATTGTCTGGTCACGCGACGTATGGCAAGCCGCGCGCGATCAGATGTTTATTAAACGATTCATGGGTAGCGGCGACAATGCCGTCATTCAGCGCGTCACTGAACTTACCAAGACCGAAAAAGGCGAGCAGGTGCTGATGCAGTTGGTCGCTGATCTGGTTGATGATGGTGTGATCGGTGATAACGAACGAGAAGGCAACGAAGAGGCAATGCAGTCGTACAGTATTGCGCTTAACATTGACCTGATAACTCACTCGGTACGCAACAAAGGTAAGTTGTCAGATCAGAAATCTGTTATCAACTTCCGTGAAATGGGTAAGGATCGTCTGGCCTACTGGCTGGCTAACCGTGTTGACCAACTGGCACTCCTCACAATGTCAGGTATCAGCTACGCTTTCATGAATAACGGCGCGCCTCGCACCGCCTCACCTTTCCCTAACCTGGCCTTTGCCGCTGATGTGTCTGCGCCATCGTCAAAGCGTTCGCTGATGTATGACGGCACTAGCCTACAGGTGTCGTCAACCGGCGCGATTGCCAGCACGTACCTGCCAAGCTATCGGATGATCGTTGATTTGATTGCCTACGCCAAGGAAAACTACGTCAAACCGCTGATGTCTGGCGGAAAGGAGTACTACGTGCTGTTCGTAGCGCCTGGCACGTTAGCAGCTTTGAAAAAAGATGCAGATTACCAACGCGCAGTGGTCGGTGTAGCAACCAAGCAAGGTACGGATTCACCTTGGTTTACAGGCGGTACAGTCACCATCGACGGCGCTGTGATCCACGAACACCGCTTGGTTTACACCACTAAAGGCGCAATTAGTGGCTCTAAGTGGGGCGCAGGTGGTGCGGTCAATGGCACAAGGTCGCTGTTATGTGGTGCGCAAGCACTTGGTATGGCCGATATTGGATCGCCAGAATGGAATGAAAAAGAGTTCCAGTACGGAAGTCAGCAAGGTATCAATATCGACAAGATGCTCGGTCTGCTCAAGCCTAAGTTTTATAGTATCTACAACGGCTCGGTGCAAGACTTCGGTATTGTCACCTGTGACACGTACATCGCCTAACTAATTACGCAAGGCTTCGGCCTTGCGCTATCTAAATTAAACGAAAGGAAACATCATGCCTATTACCAAGAACTCAGGCCGACAAGAAGTGATTCAAGCAAGTGTTGACTTCACCTTTGCCGACATTCCAACTACCGCCACGGCCTATGCCGCGATGGATATTCCGCAGAATGCAGTTATTATTGGCGGCGCATTGACCGTCACAACTGCATTCAATACTGCTACAACAGCCACATTAAACGTGGGTGATGTCACGCTAGGAACTCGTTATGCGACTGCGGTTGATCTCAAGATCGCAGCTCGTACCGCGCTGACGCTGACCGGCTTTGTGCATACCAATACCGAAAAAGTGCTGAATGTAACGCCCGCTTATGTTGGCGCGGCAGCAACCGCAGGTGCAGCTACTTTGAGCGTGCAGTACTACGTCAAAGGCCGTGCTTCTTTCAGCCAAGGTTAAACCTAACCACAACCCCGGTTCGCCGGGGTTTTATTCAGGAGATTAAAAAATGAAATTCCGTTCAAATTCTAACGAAGATGTGTATCTCGCGCTGACTAGCGGGCAAACTGCCATTGTTACCGTAGCGCCTTGTGTGCTGGATGAGCGTTTTCATAAGGAAGCAATTGCAAACGGTTGTTTGCCAGAAGGGGTAAATGACACACCAGAAGACGACACGCCATCCTTTGATCGAAAACAAGTTATTGTGGATGCGTTGAATGCAATGCTGTCAGGAAGCAATGAAGAAGATTTCACCGCTCAAGGTAAACCGGCAATCGGCAAGCTCTGCGAACGTGTTGGTTTCACCGTATCTCGTAGCGAAGCAGACGCTATCTGGGATGAAATGTCGAAATGAACGTCACCGACTTCATTGCTGAATTCAGATTGCAGCGCAAGGACGTGATCGCGCCCTATGCGTGGACAGATGCGGAAATTGTATCATACCTGAATTCTGCTTTGAATGAGGCATGTGAACGTGCATTATTGATTGAGGATCGTACAACGGCGGTGTGTTGTGAAATTACCTTAGTAAATGGTCAGGCAGATTATGCACTTAATGGCTCGGTGATTAAGGTGAAGCGCGTCACTTATGCTGGTATCAAATTGGAAGAATCCAGTGTTGAATCGCTCGATAATGAGATTGCCTTCAAGATTGATAACCGCTACAGTAATTTGCCAGGGCAGCAATGGGAAATACAAACCGGCGTGCCGAAGTGCTATTTTATTACAGGGCAGTCACTACGGCTTGTGCCAATACCGACCGCAGCCACAATTCTTATTACGCCAAAAATTTACCTGACCGTGTACAGAACTCTACTCACGCCTCTTTCTACTGCTGCGCCAACGGTTGCTCCTGAAATCCCAACATTTTATCACTTGCGCTTAATGCCGTGGATATATCGTTGCGCGCTACTCAAACAGGACTCTGACCGATTCGATAAGGCAAAAGCTGATGAGCAGGAAATGATATTCATTGAGTCATTCGGTTATCGGCCAGACGCGAACGTGCAACGCAAGCGCCGTGATAAGCGCCTGCCAGTCACACGGATGATCTGGTAATGGCTACCGTCGTTAATTTCAGCGGCTTCAAAGGGATGGATAATATCCACGCTGATACCGAATTATCGAATGATGTAGCCCGCCGGATCGTCAATGCCGATGTTTTGGACTCCGGTCGACTGCGCAGACGTAAAGGCTCAACGCTGGCTCTAGCACTGGCAGGAGCGCATAGTCTTTGGTCTGACGGGGTGACAGCCTATTATGTGTTGAGTAACGTGCTGTATCGGTTTGTGCCGGGTAACGCAAGCGTGGCTCTTGGTGCATTTGCTGCCGATACGAACCGTATCAGCTACCAAAAAATCAACAGCATAGTCTATCTCACCTGTGCAACGGCTCGCGCTAGGATCAATAATGGCGTACTGGAATCATGGGGAATTGATAATCCGACTTCCGCACCTACGTTAATAACTTCAGCGGGTGTACTACCCGCTGGTATTTATCAGGCGTGCGTCACTTATGTCGCGGCAGACGGGCGTGAATCTGGTAATTCTACGCTGACCTCGATAACCCTATTAGTTAATGGCGGTATCACCACACTGTCCATGCCGAATCCTGTTAATGCGGACGTGACTAAAAAACGTTTGTACCTCACAGCCGATAACGGCGACACGCTGTATCTGGCTGCTGAAGTCAATCCTACCGACCAATTCACTAGCATAGACACACCGGTAAACGGTCACGCATTGCGGACCTTACACCTATCACCCCCTCCATTCGGTAGTGCTTTGACGCATTACAACGGTTGGATTTTTATTATTGATGCAGCAGATACGCATATTGTATGGTATACCGAATCGCAAGATTATGAGCATGTTGATCGGCGTAAGAATTTCTATCAGTTCGCGCCGGTATCGGTAATTGCTTCGGTTACTGATGGCATTTATGTGTGTGCCGACAATACCTATTTTCTACCAATGGCCGGACAACCAGACGCAGTGCAACGCATTGTCCTTGAATTCAGCGCGCAAGCTAACTCGGCAACCACCATCCCGAATACAACAGATGCAATCTGGATGACCTCTCGTGGCCCATGCATAGGGAAAGATAGCGGAATTGTCGAATTACTGGTAGAAAAAAGTATCGCATCCGGTGAAATGAATAACGTCGCTGCGATAGTGCGAGAGAAGGACGGCGCAAGGCAGTTCGTTGTGGTTGGAAATAACACACAAGTATCCGGCCTGATCGCAGGCGGTTAATTTTTTAGGAGAAATATCATGGCTTTAATTGTTCCAACCGAATCAGAAAACACTAACCTGGGCTTTATGCTGGGCTTTGCAACGCCAGGCAATCAAATCCTCAAGTTGTTCACTAACGACATTATCCCAGCTGACACAGACGTGGCGGCAACTTACACCGAAATGGCAACGCTCGGCTACGCAGCGAAGTCACTGGTTAAAGGGAGTTGGACAATCGCGCAAAACGGCGGCGTGGCAGAAGCCTCACAAGCGGCGCAGACGTGGACATTCAGCGCAGGAACGGCGGTCACAGTGTTCGGTTACTTTGTCGTAGATACCACAACCGGCGTGCTGCTTTGGGCGGAGCGTTTTGTCGCGGGCAAAGTGGTGCAGTACGCGGGCGACCAGATCATTATCACGCCGAAGATCACGTTATCCAAGGTTTAAGAGGTAGATCATGGCTACCTACCTGAGTGCGGCATACAAAAATGCCATTGTTGACACCATAACGGGGCGGGCGGCAACGAATTTGAGCTACGTGCAACCGCTTTATGTCATGCCGTATGCTGGCGCACAACAACCCGACCCTACGCTGGCTTTAACCGGAACATTGCCGTTTGCAGCCGTTTCGTCATTCGCCCTGGGAGCGTCTATGTCCGCAGCCAGTGTCGGTGTAAGTACATTAGGCACACCAAAAAGCGCCACACCATCGACCACAGTAGCATCACTGGCAAATATCCGCATCTACAATCAAAGTCAGGTAGGTATTATTGATACTACTGTTAGTTTGTCCGGCGGCGGTGGCGGGGCAATCCTGGATTCACTAACTGCCACGATAGGTACGCCGCTATCGGTCACAGCCTTCAGCTTTAAAATGCCGCAGGTATTAGGTGCAGTGATGATGAATATCGCGCTGGTGGACGCGATTGCTAATGCGATGAATGTGACGGCGGCCACGATTGGTTTATGCACCAGTTCGGTGACGAACGTGTATTCAGGTACGCCGCCTGCCAGTGCAGATTTAGCCGCAACCGGCACGCTACTAGTGAGTTTTACTAATGGCGTAACGAGTCCGTGGGCGGCAGCAGTGGGGGGCGCTTCAGCATTAACCGCTGCGCTTGTATCGAGCGCAGCGGTAGCAACCGGCACGGCAACCTATGCACGTATTGTCAAAGGAACGTATGTATTGCAAGGCACGGTTGGCACGTCGGCGGCGGATTTCATTCTGGATACGGTGGCGATCACCTCGGGCAGCACAATCAATTTAACCGAAGCGACCATTTCGGTTTAAGGGGCGGATATGCCTGTCATTCTTCCAGCGGTGGCACTAGCCGAACCCGTCGCACGGACGGGGCTGGCTTTGTCGGTATTGATGGCAGAACCATCAGCCCCCGCTGGCATTGTCTTGTCCGCGCTGTTTGGCGATTATACTGGCGGTGGAGTCCAGTTATCACCTGGATTCACTGAGGCGATTGCATCCACTACAAGTTATTCGATGTCGGGCGGTGCGCGGGTATCAGGATGGGCGGACGTTGCGCTTGATCCGTGGATTGCATCAGGTAGCGGCGGGGTAAAAGTATCAGGCACGGCGACGGTCACTGCGATTCAGGTCACAATAACGCAAGTGGTAATGATGGGCGGCACGCAATCTGGCGGCTCGGCGCCGGTGACTTACGGCTGGAAAGAAATGGCTGGGAGCGGCGGGGCGCAGGCATCAGGGGTCGCGATAGTTACGACCTTCTCCAG